GCAAATCGGGATCTGATCTCAAAACTCCAAGATCATCGAAAACGCGTAACACCAACCCCTTAAATAGTTTCGGGATTAGTGTCCTCCTGTTGTATGCCGAAAAATGCGGCAAACGCGAGAGAGTTAGGCGTTCGTTTGCTAGGCATTGATCAAAATGCTTAGAAAACGAAGGAAGGTCTACAAAAACAAAATGTAGGCCTCTCTTATCGATGCCAGAGAGCAAACGCTTGTAATCGCGCTCACAGTCTGTTTGGAGCTCGGGACAATGTGTTGCTATGTCAACAAACATAGCACCGTATAGTCCTCGAACATACCTATCACAGCTCATAGAGTCTTTCATTGGACTTCTCCAAGGTAAGGCTTCTGTGGGCTTGAAAGGTACTATTACTCCGAATCATTCACATGAATGATAGGACCGTAAGGTCCCATTCGGCCTTTGATTCTGAATGTGCCGTCAAAGCTAAATCAGCTCTGCCAGCCAAGCAGCATCGCAGCAATGCCACCAGCTTTTACCATGTAAAAGCTCATAGCTTCGGACACATCGATCTCGTCCGCCGGCACCCCATTAGGATCATTCCTGATCGTAAAGGAGACGTCGGTCTGCGAACCAAGCGGGACAGTCGTAGTAGGTTTCACAAACCGAGTGAAAGTCACAACGTGACGATCAAAAGGTTGTGTACCAGCTTTGACAGTGTCTCGCGAGTGCCGGACTTTCGCCCGGTACGTGATGAGCCCTTCATCGAGAAAATATTCCGATGAGTACCCATCTTGGTTAATCAAGGGAAGTACCTTGGCAGTTCCACCGGAACCGTCAAGCGTAATAGTAAGAGTAGTTCCAAGCATCGGTAGTTCGTCCTTCTGTTGTAACGTCCAACAAACTACTTGAATCGTTGAACGAACAAAGCAGAAAGTACGGACAGTCGAGACGCCCCCAAGAAGGGGACGTAGGCAGAAACGGCAGGCGACCCAGCAGTCCTACGCAAGGACTTCTTGGAAGCTGCACCACCTCCGCCGCTCAGGCTCGGAGAGACTGAGACGACAGAATAAGTCTCACTAGTGTGAGTCTCCGTCATGATACATGCCGAAGATGACACTGCGGGAATAGTGTTGGAAACAGTCATAGAATACTGCCCAACATTAGAGAACCAGTCTATGACCCAGGTCCATGGAATGAGATCCCATGCACCTTGAAAAAGGCCCTCAGGGGTTAAACCCAGAGATACCTTTTTGGCCAAGGCTAGAACTTCCGCATCAGATGGTCGATATCGAGGGCTTGAAAGTGGTTTCCACCGACAAGACCCCCATTGTCTCCGCCTCGTAGAGGTTGAGATATCAACGATGCATGTCGCATGTGATAATGAGTTCACAGTGACATTTCGTTGGCTCGATTCAACTGATTGGTCAGCAAAAGTGGTGCGACGTGAAATCCCGTTGCCTGAATAGAGCCTATTGATCTCACCACATCTTCTGTGGATATGAGACCCTAGGTCTAGCAGGTCCTGAACATCTTTGATGAGGGGTAGCCAACCAAATTTCGTTCCGAGATATTGATTTGCGATCTCTTTCGCACTCAATATACTCTTAGGAGATTTGATAAGCTTTCCAACATCTTTAAGCTGTCGCGGGATATCCACCAAATCCTGAAGAAGATCGAACGGAACAACTTCGGGCCTACTAGGATTAGTCCTAGCAAGCATCGTCGTCATTTGGCTCGTATCAGCAGGAAGTGTTGGAAGACTAAGGTGACTGATAACTCTACTTTCGAGTCCTTGGGGAATGAACCCCTGACACTTGGTATAGTTACCACTGACCGCAGAAGTGCCGATCCCATCTAAGGGAACGAGGTTCCGTGAAGTTGAATCCAGGACGAATCCTGAATCAACAACGGGCCTTCCGTGTGAATCAGTACAAGACTCGGACAAAGCTGTCCCAGCCGAATGACTGGTCACGACCAGGGAATTGCCAACATATTGTTCGCAAATCCCAGGAGATATCGGAACACTACGCGTACGTGTTCGTGTCAACCTAGTCAACGTCATTGCCGTTACGATAATGGGTGCAGGATTGCAAGCAGTTACGCTCGAG